GCTGATTGAGGCGTGCTCCAAGCTCCAAGCAGGGTGGGAGTGTGGCACTGACAATGTTGAACTCATGGCGTTGTACGAGGCAGAAGCAATGGATGCAATTGGCGACGTGCTGGTTACGCTGATCATGTGTGCAGCCACGCTGCATGTTAACGTGACGGAGTGCCTGAAGCTGGCCTACGAAGAGATCAAGGATCGCAAAGGCTACCTCAGACCGGATGGTGTCTTTGTCAAAGACGCCTGATCTGCCGGTGCTTGAGTCGAAGTTCGACCAAGTGCTTGAGCAGTTCGTCCTGCTTACCCGCGACATCGAGCGTGGTAAGTGGGACGCTGGCGTTACCATCATGGTAAACAACGGCAAGGTGGATGTGCGCGGGCTGGGAACCACATCGAGTCCCGTTGATGCGGCAGCCCTGCTGTTCATGGCCATCAAGACCCTGCCCCCATTCAGTCAAGCCGAGATGCTGGCAGCGCTTATTCCGATCATGGAACGCAGCGAACGCATCGAAATTGAAGCTCCTTTCTGGCGCTCAACTACTCCTTAATTACTCCACACCCTGCGAAGCCCCTATCCATGCGGCTTTCGATTCCGGTCTCGGGCACCACGCTATAGCGACCTTCCCTCTGGTAGGTTGCTGCCGCCATTGGTAAGTGGTTGCAATAGAATGCAATAGTCGCCCATAATCCATGAGCGAACTACACCAAAACTACACCAAGGAATACACCAATGGCCGAACCAACCAAGCGGGGTAGCCGGTACAGGCACAACATCATGGTCGCCACCAAGCGGCACAGCGGCAGCTTCGATACCAAGAAGGAGGCTAGGGCGTGGGAGGCCGACCTCCGGGCCAAGGCTGAGGCTGGTGAGCTGATCGTCGCAGTCACCACAAAGCACAAGCTGACCGACGCTTGCGACAAGTACCTCACCACCGTGTCACCACACAAGCGCGATGCTGTGAAGTGGGATACCAACAGGCTCAACGAGTTCATGGCCGAGTTCCCCGGCCGCTACATTGAGGACATCACGAGCGAGGAGGTGGGCGAGTACCGGGATAGGCTTCTGGCTAGGGTATCTGGCAGCACAGTCAATCGGTACTTCAACGTGTTCAGCAACCTGTTCACCATTGCCCGCAAGGAATGGAAGTGGATCAAGGACAACCCGTTCACCTACGTGAAGCGACCCAAGGAGAACGGATCACGCGAGGCGGTGTGGGGTTGGCGTGACATACGCGCCGTGCTGCGAGAAGGGCAGAGAAGGCAGGGAAAGATCGAGGAGGTGACGGTTGCCTTCCATATTGCTTTGAGGACGGCTATGAGGCTGCAGGAGGCTCTGGCTTCACCGGCTGGGTTCAATCCCAGCAACGGCACCATCCGAATCTCCAAGCGCAAGGAAGACCCACGGCCGATCACCATCCCCACAACATACCAAGGTGGTCGGCTGATGCAGCGCATGACACCATTTAAGGTGGAAGCGAACGAGGCCAGCACACTGTTCAGCAAGCTGACCAAGCAGATGGGAATCACCGGCCTTGAGTTCAAGGACAGCAGGGCCACAGCGCTGACACTCATGTCACAGAAGATGGACGTGAAGACCCTGCAGCGAATCTCTCGCCACAAGGACATCAACATCCTGATCAACTGCTACTACCGGGAGACGGCGGAGTCTATCTCCGCTCGCCTCTTAGTTACTTCTGCTCGGGTGGGGTCTCAGCCTCTCCAGCAAAGGTATTGACCCAATCCTCAACCAGCGGGTCTTGGCCGCCAACAAAAGGAACCCGCTTCAGCACCTTGCGAACCGCAGTGCGCTGCTTGGAATTGCTGTCACCTTCCTCGTGCTTGAGTGCTGCCAGTCCACCATCCACCAGTTGGATGGAATCAGTCAGCGTACCGAGCGCCGGCCCAGCGATCTGGGACAGAATACGCATCTGGCCGAACGCGCCATCGTCAACGCTCTTGGCCGACTGGTACATCAAGTCACCAAGGAAGCCGAGAGCACCGATAGACAGCAAGCCCTGCAGGTAGCTACCGAAGAAGAGGTCGGCCTCTGGTGAGTCGATCTCCGCCTCGATGCCGAACTCCTCCAGTACCTTTGACAGCGTTCTCTCGCGTGGGCTACGCCAATCGTTGCTTGGGTTGCCGGGGTCTGCGTCCTGATTCTTTCCAAGCAGAACATCCTTGGCGTACACCGAGCCAGCGCCAGCAGCCGATCCAACTGTGAGCAGGTACATCAGGCCCATGGGGTCTCCGTCGTACTTTCCAACGCTCTCGCCTTTCAGCTTGCCAACAATGCTGCCACCCTCGAAGGACATTGCTGTCTTCAGGTTGCGCTTGACCAAGCGGCCCATCATCATTGGGAACGACTTGAACTGCCAGAGTATCCCGGCGATAGGGTCTTGCGCCCACAGTGGCACGTCATTGCGGTTGGGCTGGAACACCGCCTCGTTGGTGAACTTGTGGATCGCTTCAGCCAGCTTGATGTCGGACGTCACACCGTCCGCGAACTTGTCGAGCTTGCCGGACTCAGCCAAGTGGGCAACGCCCAGCTCGCGGAGATACCGGATGGAGCGACGGTAGGCGTGCGTGTCGATGTTCCCGTTGAACTTCTCACGCTGGACAATCATCTGGCTGGCCTTGATCGACTCGAAGCCAACGAACGCAGCAGCCTGACGGTTGGCCTCAGTCCAAGGTGTCAGCATGTTGGCGTGGAAGAACGCGGTTGTGATGCGCCCCATAGCCCCGCCATTGACGTGCGTGATGTTCTCGTTGAGGAGTGACTCAAGGCCGACGCCAACGCGCATCATTGCTTCGACGTTGGCTGGGTCTCCCATAGCCTTCTTCACTGCGCTGCTGGTTCCCTTGAGCCACGACTGCACCGAGCCAGCCCGGATCAGCGACAGCGCCGGGTCAGCCAAGGAGCCGAGCACTGCGCCGGACAGCAAGGTGATGGAGTTGAACGTCTTGACGCCCCTTGCCACTTCGCGCAGCCCGCTGTTGGCAAGCGTTGTGTGCGCTGGCCGCCCGCCCAAGACTCCGACCATGCTACGCATGAACTCAGTTTCGCTGTTCGCAACCGTCTTGCCTTCGTCGCCAAAGTCTGCCAGAGCAGCAACAAGGAACTCCGCGTGCTTCTTGAAGTGCTTTGCTCCAGCTCCTCCGCTCTGCGTGAACTGATTGACCAAGGCTTCCACAACCAAGGCTTGAGCTGGTGCGCTGTCGTCTCTTCCAAGCAGGGTAACAATGTCAGCGGTGATGGCTGCGGCCTCTTGGTCACTCCGGGTGAACGGTGTGAACAACTCGGACACAGCCTCAACCTCACGGTCAAATGGAAGGTGCATGTCGCCAGCCTCATCCAGATGAGATATCACCTTGGTCAGGCCGGTAGCTCCATTCATCAATCCCTTTCTGGCCTCGATGTGACCCCTCTCTGCGATGTTGACGTAGAGCGCAGCACCATGGCCTTTGACGCCGAACTTGGTAGTCCATTCCACCCGCTTGTGAGCCGCCTCTGTGTACGAGGTCACGAGTGAACGCAGGTTGTTGTCAAACATTGGAGCCATGGCCTGCCAGTCCTTGCCAACAATGTTCAGCTTGCGCGAGTGCAGCTTGTCGCCAAACGCCTGCGTGTAAACGGTACTAGCTCCGTCGATGATCCCCTGCAGCTCGTCCTTGTTGACGGCCTCCATGATCACCTTGCGAGCGTCGGCCTTCGCCAGCGCCAAGTCCACCGATCCACGATCCTTGTGGAAGTACGTAGCCAGCAGGTTCACAGCCTCATCCTTGTTGGCGTTTATCCATGTGAGGTTGAATCGCTGAGGCAGGTACATGCCGCCAGACCGGATGGTCACGTCGCCAACATCCAAGCCAGCATCACGCTGCATACGGAGCAGCTTCTCGAAGTGGCTGTTCAGCTCTGCAACAAACTTCCGCTCTGGCATTCCGAGCTTGGAGATGTCGTTCTCGCGCATCGCCATCGCAATGGAAAGCTCCGAGACGCTCTGCGGCACAGCCTTCTTACGCATGTCAAGACTGCGGTAGATTTCGTTCGCAGACTTCTTGATCCAGTTGTCGAGTCCGGTCAGCTTGTCCAGTTGCGCGAGCACCGGAGACAGGTCTGAAGACAGCTTCACACTCAAGGAGTCCTGAAAACCAGCTCCGTCCACTGGAGCAATTATGTTGGCAAGGAACTTGCCGCCAGCATTGAAGATGCGAACAGCGTTGGTGGACAACTGGATGCCAGCGAACTTTCGCACACTCATGGATTGGTCATCCGTCAGGCCGCCAGCACGACGATCTTTGCCTGTCACGTCTGCCATCACCTTGGCAATGGAGGATGGTGCGCCAGCTTGCAAAGCACGCTGCTCAATGGCAAGTCGATTTACCGATACCCCCTCCTCCAAACTAAAGTTCAGGAGAATCTCTCCGGTGAATGGAACGTCTCCGGCATCTGTGTTGCGCTTGAAGCCAAGCACTTCAGAGATGCGCTTCTCCACGTCAACCGCGCTGGAACTCTTGAACAGAGTAGCCATGTCGCCGTCGATTACCCCGGTGTAGCCCTTGGCCTTGAGCACATCGTTGAGCTTCCCTCCAGCCTCAACCAGCGCTTGGATGTCGGCGGTCTTCATGCGTCCCAACTCAGAGACATCCGAGGAGTCGTACAAGCGGGACTTGTCCACGAACACCGGGCGAACACCGTCAGTTCCATTGGTGGCCTTGGCCAACTCGTCACGCTTGCGTGCCAAACGCAGGACGGCATCGGAGTCACGAGCGGTCAGTGCTGACGCGATCTCTCCGTCAATGGTCTGGAACCTATGCTCCATGTTGACTTGACCCATCACACTCTTGGTTGTCAGGTGGACGTGGCGTGAGCTGGTGGACACAAAGCCAACCGAGTCAGCCAGCTTTGCTCCGCTGCCCATACGCATGGTCACAACCAGTTGGTCGAGTATTGACTTTGGCAGGCTCATCAAGCGAGTCTCCACCGCCTTCTTCGCAAACAGTGGGTGATAGAGCTGGCCATCTTGCAGCATCACAGCGATGGGCTTGCCCGCAGTCTCTACCGTTGCATTGCCAATGGTGCGCTTTGCATTGGCTGACTTGGCCAAGTCCTTCAGGATGTCTTGGGCGTTGCTCAGAATCTCAGCCAAGCCTTGGTCTCCCATCAGGTAGTTGGCAGCCTTGCTGTCCAACTCCGACCCGTGAGACATGGCCTTCACAACAGTGGCAATGTCTGCGCTGGTGAAAGCTGGCTTGCCGTGGTCTGCCAGCTTACCAGTGACATCGAAGCGATCCATGCCAAGGCGGTCGTTGATGTCCTTCTCTGCGCCGTTGGATAGCAGCTCGATCACGAAGTCCATGGAGCCTTGGGCATTCTTGTTGCCGTTGGTCAGCTCCTCGGACGCATGACGGAAGCGTGAACGCAGCGCCTCAAACGCTGGTGTTCCACTGCTGGCTTGAGCCTTGGCAGCGTGCTCTCCGAGAGCGGCCTTTCCGCGCAGGCCAGACAGCCTAGAGATGTCCGCGTTGGTCAGCATGTCCACCTTGTCACCGAAGACGTGGGAGAACACCCGGTACATCATGGAGCCAATCACATCCTGCTGGTCTGCATCACGGTGAGACACGCGAGAGATCAGCGCACGCCATGACTCTGGGGCAGCGGCTGGTACGCCGGTAGCCACGCCGTCAACGCGCTCAGACTCTTCTCGCGCAACCACGGCAGCCGACGATTGTGTGGATGGTTCAGCCTTAGCTCGTGTCTTCTTGGTGCCTTTGGCCGACACCGCAGCAGCCACTTGCTGCTCAACCTTGTGCTCAGCGGCGGTTGGCTCAACTGCAGCCACCTCACGCGAAGTACGCTTCAATCCAAACCCATGGGAATGGACATCGTTCTCAAGGTGATCCAGAGAGTCGCTCATCAGATCGTACAGGCGGCGAGCAAATGAGCCGAGCGCCTTCTGCTGATCCGCAGAACCCAGCTTCACGCGAGCGCCAGACTCATCGAACATGGATGATCCAAGGTCGATTTGGTAGGTGTCCATCGCGTAGTCTGCAGCCTGCTTTGCAGCGAAGATGTCAGCGTGGTCAAGAGCGTCTTCTGGCTTCATGCCGGCTGACACCTTGCGGTTGAACTCCTGCTCAAGAGCTTGGTTGTAGGTGAACTCCACGTCAGGCATGTCGCGCTGAGCTGTAGCCTTCATGGTCAGCGAGAACTCCTCAGCACCAGCCGCAGCCTCGAACGCCACGTTGTCGCCCATTCCTTCTGGCATGACATCGCGGATGGCTTGCATCAGCTTGCCGGTCTCATTGCGAGAGAACAGTTCGCGTGGGTCTACCGCTCCCGGCAGTGTGGCACCGCCCCGTGTTGGATTCAGCTTCTTGCGTAGGTCGGTGACTGTTTTGGACGCGGAGTATTCACCCACGTCGCGGCCATTCAGCAGTCCAAACATGTGCTTGGTTGCCGCCTCCAGATCGCCAATGAAGCCGCCGTCCACCGCGCCACCGGGTGTGAACAACTGCTGGCCGAGCTTGCTACGCAGGGTGTCAACCTTCTGCATGATGTCTGTGACAAGGCCAACCTTCTCGCGTCCTGCCTGCTCAATATCTCCGAGAGATACCAGCTTGCCGGTGTTGCGGTCATAGAGCTGGCTGTAGTCGAACTTGCTCTCCGATACCTTGGAAGGCAGGATGCGCTCGAACAGCGGCACCAGCTTCGGATCAGTCTTCTGGCCAAGGAAGTGCGCGAGCAACTCCTTGATGGCGGTTGTGACTTTGCCCCACAGACTCAGCTCAGCCTCAGCGCCAGCTTTGCCAACCATGGTGTCGAGGCCCCAGTTGGTGAACTGCCATGCAAACAACTCGTTCGTGTCAGTAAGCACGCCCTTGATGTCTTTGCCCAGCGCATCCTGAATCGCCTTGGCATTACCCATGGAGTTGAGCACAGAGTTCTTGCTCAGCGATCCATCAGTCCCGTAGTGCTGCGCCAACGACTGCACAAACTCCACACGCTCAGATGGCGTGAGCATGTTCATGAATGCCCAATGCCCAAGCTCGTGCGTGACGGCGATGTGCTTCGGCACTCCGCCCCCAGCACCACCAAGGGTGATCGACTTGCCATCGAATGAGTTGCCAAACGCCTCGGTGCCTGACGATCTGAAGTACGGCATCTGACCAGCGCCAGCATCGAGACGGCGCAGGATGTCAAGGGATGCGGATAGCTCGCCCTTGTTGTAGCCAGACAGATGCTGCTCCAGAAAGTGGAACGAGGTGCGGCGGCTTGCATTGTCGCGGATGACGCCATGGGGGGCGATGGATTCGATGTACTCTGCCTGACGCTTCATGCCAGCGACAACGGTGTTTAGCGTGTCGAGGTCTGGGATAGAACCCCACTTCAGGCCAGACGTTGCTGCATCAAACTCGTTGATCATGTCGGCAAGGGTGCGCTCTCCGTCAACCTTGATCTTGGCTGCATCCTTCATGGACACGGGAGCCTTCTGAGCACGCAGCATCGGAATGCGGTTCTCCATCTTGGCCGCCACAGCCTTGACGAGAACGTGATCCACTGAGCCGGTGTCACGCCCCATGGCAACGAAGCTGCCCGGAGCTTGCATGTACTCCTGCGCTGTCATGCCCTGCGCTTTGCCAGCTTTGGTCATGCGGCCAGATGGAACCGTACCCATCTCAACATGGTCGGCACTCCAGCCTTTGAGCCGGAGAACCTCGGTAACAGACAGCTCGCGCTGGGTGGCTCCGGGCTTCAGGATGTAGCCAGTCTTCTTGTCGCGGAAAACAATGACGCGATCTGCTGGCGTCTCGAAGCTGCTGACGGTGCGGCTCATATCCGCCTCTCGCACGTCAGCGTGGTTCAGCAACTCTTTCGTTGCAGTCTCAACCTTTGCGGTCTGGCTCAGCGACTTGTCGATCTGAGCGCCTTCCACCGCTGCGTCGGCAGCCTTGGTCATCTTGGATGTGTTGGCTGCGAACTTCTCGGAGAACTGGTTGACGAACTTCTTGCGGTTCACCAGCGCAGTCAGGTCTCCAATCTCTTCACCCATGAGTCCGGGGACGTTGACGATGACGCTGCGCTCACCCTTCGTTCCTTTGTGCCAGATGCCGATCTTCTCGCCAAACAGCATGACGTTGCCGTCCTTGTCCAGCGACAGCGCCAAGCGTGGAGTAACCTCGTACCCAACTCCGCCGACCTTCACCACCACCGGGTTCGCATCGCGCACGGCGTAGGCAACAGAGCCATCCTTATTGACGGTCAGGCTAGTGGCCTTGGCTTGGTCTGCAGCCAGCTTCTGCTGCGTTGTCATGGTCTCGGCGGAACCCTTGTTGGCATTCTCTCCAGACTTGCCACGCACCTCGGAGGCCGCCTTAGCCTTGGTCGTATAGCTGTCAACGGCAGTGAGCAGTGTCTTGTCGTTGCGTGCTTTGAAGTCGTTGAGCTTCGCTACCAGTGCGTTGATCTGGTCGGAGCCTTTGATGCCAAGCTCGCCAGCCTGCTCAAGAATCTCACGCATCTCAGCCTGCACGACAGCGGTGTTGGTTGCGAGCGCCTTCTTGTGCTCAATGAAGCGGCCTGCCACAGCCAGTTCGTCAGCGGATACCACGCGGTCACGAGAGCCGATTAGAGCGATTCGTTCCTTGAAGGCGTCCATGGACAGATACCCCGGCGCTCCCTCGTCTTTGCTCAGGCGCTCTACGGCATCCATCAGCAGGCCGAACCGACGCTTCTCCGCGTTGGCAATAGCTGTCTCCTTGTAGAGGCCCTTCAGTTCCTTCATTGGGCCAGAGAACTTCTCACCGTTGATCATCATCGACCCACGCGACCATGATGCGTTGTCCACGGCAGCGCCAAGGATGGCGCGGCGTGCAGCACTGACGGACGCGAACATCTTGCGAGGGCTAGACCACAGCAGACCAAGGTAGTTGGAGATGCCATCGGACAGGATGCCTTGTGGCTTGCCAACAACCAACTTGCCATTCTTGTCACGGGTCTGCTGGCGACCAGAGGCGATCACGTCGGTGTAAACATCGTTGCCGTCTTCGTCAACGGACTTGACCCGGTGCAGCACAGGGTTCTCTTGCATACCGCCGAAGAACGGGTTGCGCTCGTTGGCGGGGTTGCGAGAGAGATCAACTCCACCATCACGCAGGGCGTTCATGGCAGCTATCTTGTCGAACGCTTCCTTGTTCTCTACGCGGAAGGTGTCTTCTGCCACGTCGCGCACGGCACTGATGGCCTTGGCCGCCAGCGAGTCGTGCATGAACTGGCTATCCATTGGGATGCCAGCGGTCTCAAGCTGCTTCTTGAAGTCACGAACAACGCCGCCAGCTTTGGCCAACTGCTCTGTCGTCAAGTCAGCCATGCCTTTGACGCTGGATGTGATCTGCGCTGCTTGGTCTTTGATGATCTTGCCGATGTCGGCAGTCGTCTTGGTCTTGCCACCAAGCATCTGCTCGCCGCCACGTCCGTCAATCAGGCGCTTCCAAGCTGAGCCAAGGGCTGCATCCTTCTCTACCGCTGACACGCCGATGGCACGCACGCGATCAACCAGAGCGTTGTAGACCATGGCCTTGTAGCTGTTGACGATGTACTCCACCTTCTCGGACGGTACGCCATCAAGCATGGATCGGAGCACAGTTCCGAAGTGCTCAGCATTGAGAGCATCGGGAAGTACATCTCCAACCACCTTGGCGTAGGTGAAGGCCACAGACTCAGCAGCCATCTGGTTCAGCAGGGTCTTGGCATTCTCAACGCCTTTGGCGCTGGTCATCTTCGCTGGGTCGAGCCTAGCAAGCAGAGGCTTCAGATCAGGGTTGGACTCAATGGCCTGAGCCATAGCTTCCTTAACCAGCTCAACCTTGTTCAGGTCAGGGGTGTTCTTCAGCTCAGCGATCTTGGCGAGAGCACCGTCGAGAACCTTGCTTACACTCTCTGCCGCGTCATCGGCAGCCTTGACGATCTCCGCGTGCGACTTGGCTGCAGCTTCTTTTGCAGCTTCCAGCCCACTCAACTCGGCGGCAATCTTGTCGGTCAGGTCTGCGTTGGCAACGATCTTCTCGTCAACCGATGCGCCAGCGGACTCTGCCAGCTTGACATCGGATTCAGGGGTTGCGGCTGCGGCAGTAGGCGTTGTTGGTGCTGGTGCTGCAGCTTGTGCCTTTGCGTGCTCACGCATGGACGCAGCAGCTACCTTCTCAAGGTTGGACTTGATGGCTCCAACATCGGAACCCGGCGAGGCGTCTGCCAGCGTCTGTGCTGCGGTGCCAATGTCGGACTCGCTCATCTTGGCGAGAACGGAATCCATTGTGGTGCCGCCCTTGGTGGCAGCCTCAAGCGTGGCCGCCAGCGCCTGCTTCTCGTCGGCGGAGAACAGCGTCTCAGCCATTGCAGAGATGTCGCTTGCTGTGGGGGCTGCCTCTGGCGCGGCTGGAGTGGCCGCCTTCAGCTCCTCCGTTGCTGCCGCTGCTTTTGCTTGAGGCTCATCTGGTGAGCCTGCTGCTGGAGTGGCTGCTGCAGGAGCTGCTGGAGCTGCCGCTGTTTTTGCAGCCTTTGGAGCTGCTGGTGGTGCATCAACCTTGCCGAGGGCTGTTGCCAGCTTCGTGTCGTACTCGGCAACGCCGCGCATGATGGACTCGCTGATGTCAGACCCGGCCATGATCGCACCAGACTCGCTCAGATCAAGGGTGTCGAGGTGCTTGATGAAGCTCTCGTAGTTCGCAGCCTGCTGCCGCTTCTGCTGCGCCAGCTTGATGTTCTCCGGCTTGCCGGTAGCCTCAAGAGCATTGGCCTCGTTAACCAGTGACTCCGACAACCTGCCAGCGCCAGCTTTGTCAGCGAGCGCGGAGCGCAGGGCTTCGAGTTGTTCAGGGGTGTACCGTGATTTGCCATGCCCGGCAATGACGCCATTCATGAACTGCTCAACCTCTCCAGCCGTGGAGACAAGGTTGCTGCGTGCGTTGATGTGGGCATTGTCGAGAGCAACGAACCCATCCTCTGGCCCTGCATCAGGAGCCTTGGTGATCATGCTGTTCAGCTCTTCGTCACCACGGATTTGAACGTCAGTGGCGTCTCGCTCGATGCCTGCACGAACACCCTTGGCAACGCTGCGTCCATCGAATACGCCTGCAGCGCCACCGAGAGCACCGCCAAGCAGCGCTCCGCCAGCGGCATTGCCAGCTACGCCAGCCCAGCTAATGTCTTTCTGCAGCTCACGTTGGACGGCGGCATCTTGCTGCAGCACGTCACCAAACGCACCCTCGGCAGCGTTGACGCCAGCCTCGTGCTTGGCGCCTTGCCAGAAGCCAGCCTTGCCAAGTCCTTTTGCTACCTGCACACCGGAGGCGTCGAGTGCTGCTTGTACTGCGGTCTCGCTTGCGCCGGTGGCGATCAGCTTGGCAAGCTCTTCTCCAGCGAGTGCGGATGCTGGTGCAACGCCAGCTTGCAGCGCACCCCGAGCACCAAGGCCAGCCTTGATCAGGCCAGTCCCAACCAAGAGCGGCTTGGCAATTATGTTCAAGGCCAGCAGTGGAGCGTCGTAGCCAACAGCGCCAACGACGCCGGACTTCAGTGCTTGGTACGTGTCACCAGCATTGCCTGACATCAGGCGGTTGGGGGACTGCTCGTAGAGTCTGCCAATCAGGTTCTTGAATTGTCGGTCTTGCACGCCTTCGGTTCGACCAGCGGCGAAGTCGCGGATTGACAGAAGGATTGAGCTGTTGTTCTCTGTGATGTCGTTCTGAATGAACGTCTTCATTGCCTCGGAGTTGCCGCCGAACTTCGACCCGTTCGGATCAATGGTTCCGTGAAGGAAGTTGGTCAGCTCTTTGTCTGCCCCGATTTGATCCCAAGACGCTCCGGCGAAAAGACCTCCGCCACTCTCGGCGTCAAGTGTGCGACGGCGAACATTGTCGTCATTGGTCAACAGATTCATTAGATCAGACATGCACAATCCTCCAGTAAATGTACCGGAGGATTGTCGCATAACGATGCAACTTTAGCGACCCTTCATGCGCTCCGCAATATCCCTTGCGTACCGTGAAGTGGTTGGGTCTTCGGGGCGCTCGCGGTTCCCGAACTCTACAACTCTTCCATTTCGCACCGCCTTCGGGCCACCGTAGTACGCCGCTGCAGCCAGCTTGGTGTCGCCGCCGTAGTCATCAAAAAGCTGGCCAGCGAGAATCTCTCCAGCTCGCTTCGTGTGGTTCGGGTTGCTGAAGTCTGCGTGCGCTGGTATCTGACCGTTCTTCTTCATGCCTTGGAAGGTTGCGAACTCAACCTGCATTGGCCCGGTGACACCCTGACTATTTACAAAGGAGGTATCTGCCGCCCCGTGGCCTGACTCCTGACCGTAGATGGCCCTGATGAATTCAGTCTTCCTCGCCTCGTGTTCAGCAGGGGTAAGGCTGGGCTTGCCTCCCCCCTCTTTTAGAAATCCGCTGGTGCCCATCCGCCTGTTGGCTTGGCTCTTGGGCTGGGGACTCCAGCTCCGGGCAGCCAGCCGGTTCTCTGGTCAAGTCCAGCGACACCGCGCTGATGCTCAAGCTCAGTTTGGAACCTCTCTGCTGGGTACGGGGTTCTTGTATAGCTGGACGATGGGCCTGCCTGCCGCATGATCTCTTGGGCGAGTTCAACTTCAGACTGCTTTGTGGCTCCACGCATACCAGCGGAGAGCCATCTTGCTCGCTGCATGGCAATGCCGAACTCGTGCTGCTGCATGTCGCCAGCTTCCGCCCCGATGTGGGTGTTCGACTGCACAGCATCTCGGAACCCTTTGATGTCTGCCGCCGCATCCGTGATAAACCCTTGACGCGAGACAAGTGCAGTCCGTTTCGCCGTCTGAGTAACCTCCGCACTCTTCCCGCTGTTGGAGATGTCGGATTGAACCTGAATAATTTTTCCGGCGCTGATGGCGCTCGCCTCCGATACGCCAAGTGCTGACTGCTGAAACATCTCCGCAGCCTCGCCAGCCGACCTGAAGTTGCCAGTGACAAGCCTGCCGATGGCGTCTGCCCGCGCAGAGAGAACGCTCATTGGGGTTGCGGCACGCAGCAGTTCCGTCTTGGTCTTCTCGTCGCCATCCTGCACCGCCATAGCATAGGCCAGCGGGTCTTTGAATGCGTAGGTTGCAAAGGCTGTTGACACCTCAAGCGCGTGATCTGGCTTCAGCTTCTTGGGCAGCTTGTCTATCACCAGCTTCTGGCCCTCCCTCGTCTGCAGGGCGATGTCAGAATAGCGTTTTGCGTCAGCCTGCCTTTTGGCCGCGTCCTCTGATTCCATCTTCATCACAGTGAGGGTGGATGCGGTTGCGTTGTTCGCATTGTTGGTTCTGATGGTTCTCGCATCCGACTCATGCTCCGATGCAACCTTGTTCAGGTGCGAAGCCTGAGCCGTTTTCAGGGCTGACTTGAGCATGGTGTACTTAGCCTCAGCACTCGCTCTCGGCATGGCGGTGTCAATGATGGCCATCATGCCAGCAGTGTCATCCTCATCTCCTCGCCATCCAGTGGTGCCTTGTGTGGCAGCGGCTGCCGTCACCTTGGCCACGAGCGCCTCCTCATTGGCGCGAGCCGATGACACCATTCCCTCGGCCGTGTACTTGGAGAGATGCTGGTTCGCCTTAACGAATTCCTCGGCCTCTGCTACGCTGTTGAACTTCTTGCCGTACTCCAACCCCTCTTTCTCGGAGCTATACATGGCGAGCTGCCTCGCTCGCTCCAGCTTTGGCTTCAGCTTCGCAATCACCTCTGGCGAGTAGCGAAGATTGAGTTGATCAAGAACCTTCACTGGATCATCTAGCCCGCCAGCGAAGTGCGCTTGAGCAGCCTCGAACGCAGACTTCTCCTCGGCATCATCAGCCTTGAACTGCTCGCGTCGGCGCACCTCAGCCGTCTGCTGCGCGGACTTGGCTTGGTTCTGCTGGAGCATTCCAATGGCGTCAGCCGATGGGGACGTGGAGCTGAGCCAGCTATCACGGCCAAGGATGTTCTGCGACATGCTTGCCCACTGCTCAGTGGACAGCACGTTGCCCTCGGCTGCGGCATCCGCTCCGAACTTGCGGAACGCCTCAAGGTTGGCCAGCCGGTCTGTCCGGTTTGACTTCTCCTGCTGATCCATCCCTTGGATGAAGGAGACCTCGCTGCCGCTTTGCATTAGTTCTGTAACCATGTTCTTGCTCCTTATGCCGACCAGTCAAATTCCCACCCGTCACTATCGCTTCCGCCAGAGTATTGCTCCTCCGGGGCTTCGTAGGCAGGGTAGCTGATGTCTGGCTTCGAGCTACTCAACCAGTCGGTTATTGAGCTTCCGCCTGCTTGGTTGTTACTTTGAGGGGTGAGGTCAAAGTCTGACTTTGGTGCGTGCGATGCCTGTGGCGCGGAAGAGTTATCCATCCACGACTGGTCAGCACTCCATTTTTCTTGACCAACACCAAGGCCGGACTGGAGCGCCGAGAGGAGGGCGTCAAAACCACCGAGCTTCTTTCCATTCGCATCAGTCTGCCCGAGTGCATCATTCAGGAATCCGTCAGCCTTCTTCGATCCCCAATCCATCAGCTTGTTGCCAAGGATGTTGGTGAACTGCTTACCGTACTCGGAGGTGGTGTCGCTGGCTGTCTTGGCTGACTGCTGCTGCAGTTGCCTTGCATTCGTCAGAGCTTGGTTGTCCATGTTCACCAGACCTTGGGTGGCTACCTGCAGGTTGGCGGTGTTGGCAGCGGCCTTCTGCTTCATCTCGTCAAAGGCTCGCTGACGTGCCATTTCCTGAATCTTCTGGTACACGTCACCGAACTGGCGAGTCAGCCCGCCAACCATATCGGAGGCTTGGCTGGAGTTGGCCATGCCGCGCTTGAGCAGGCCAGCGCCAGCTTGCGAGCTGGCAATAGCGCTGGCTCGGTCAGTGGTCGCGTTGAGTGCAGAGGCAATCTGGTTCGTTCGATTGATCAGACTGGCCTCATCCCCTGCGGCATCTGGGATGGCCTGAGCCTGCAGCGCGGCGACGAGCTGGGCATAGGTGTCCGCGCCACTGTTCGTTGCGTTGGTTCGATCTCGCAGGTTGCCAGCCATGTCACGCGCTGTAGCTGCGGAGCTTCCTCGTGCCGATTCGAGTGAACCCATAGTGCCAAGGAGCCGCGCCAGATCGACGAGGCTCATGGAGGTGGATGGTGCTTCTGGTTGTTGTACGCTTGCCATGATGTTCTCCTTACCAAGTTCCGCCAGTGGCGGTTGATTTGCCTGATGGCGTCACGCCGAATGTCTTACCCCAATCTCCGCCAGTCATAGACTCGGCCGCCTTGGTTGCAGCAGCTCCGCCTACGGCCTTGCCAGCTTTGCTTCCAGCCCACCCGCCGACTGCCGCGCCAGCATTGCCAGCGATCCCCCAGCCAGCCTTGGCTCCTGCGTTGCCAGCGAAGTACCCGCCAAGCATTGAGCCAATGTCGCCAGCCGATGGGGTGTCACCCTTCTCCACATACCCGCCAAGCATCGAGCCGATAGCACCGCCCATAGGCACCTTAGACAGGCCGCCAACAATGCTGCCGAATGTCTGACCCATTGGTGCGTCGCCATTCAGCGCCTTGGCTGCGGCAATCGCCATGCTCACTTGGGCTGGCATGGCCATCTTTGCCACATCCCCAACCGTCTCTTGGAACGCGAGCATTCTCTTGTCGCGCAGAGCGGGGTTAGCCTCCTCGCGGTTGAAGATGTCTTGAGGCTTTAGGCCGGGGACGATGCCAAGGCGGTCTGCCTTGTTTTTGATGTCGCTCACCATCTCGCCCGCTTGGTACTTAGCCTCGTTCCACAGGCTCCAAGAGCCTATCTCGCCAGAGGTTTCGGACGTTCCCGGCATCATCGCCGGGGCTTCCCCCTCTTTGTAAGCTGTCTCGCGGTATGAGTCCAGCGACATGCCAAGTCTGTCGGCAGTCTGCTGGTCACTCGCCTGTTGTGCGGCGGCCTTATCTGCCGTCTCTTGGTTGACGCTTTGAACAGATGGAGTGTCTGGAGCTGACTCGGGGCTACTCCACCCTAGACCCGTTGCATCGCTGTCCCCGCCGCCTCCGTCGCCTCCGCCTTCACCCTTCATCAGTACAAACCGTTTCTTTGCGATCATATTTCTACTCCAGTAATTCGGTACTTCTCTCGGAAACCAAGGCGAGACCACAAGCGCAGAGTTGCTGGGCGCATGGCGGCCTCAACCTGAGTTGCCCCCTCGTTGGAAAAAATCATCTTCAACTGATTCCAGTTGTCCTCGCTGGTCATTGACTCTCCAGCAAGGGCTGTGATGAACGCCACACGGGAATTGTTCCGACTCTGCATCACGTAGCACACAGCACCAAGGAACCTACCGGCATTCACCACCGTCACCAGAGACTTCCGGCCAGTGAGGATGTCGGCCTTGATCTGGTCAAGCGTCCACTCACCATCAGCGTGTGGCACAACAGTAGCAAAGAACTCCTCCACATGCGGCCAGACTACGGCCGCGTGGGAGGTTGGTATGCGGGAGACTGCAGCCATGGTTAGCCGGTAATCAGGCTGCCGATGTTGTAGGTCAGGTCAACTGGCGTAGCAGCGCCAGTCACAACCAGCACAACGTCCTTCACCACAGAGGTCGCATCACTCGCGGTGGAGGTGATGGCCAGTTTGGTTGAGGTCAGGGTAGCGCCGAGGGTTGCCCCGATAGTCACTCCGCCAACCTGTAGCTGCAGGGTTGCAGTGCCAGATGTCAGCTTCGCGGTGAGTGAGTCGAAGGCGTGGATGTTGCCAGCGATGTGGCCAACCACGTAGGAGCCGTTAACGACTGCACCACTGATGCGTCCAATGATCGGACTGCGCTGGGCGAAGTCAGGGATGTTGCTGCTCGGAACCTTCCCCAAGGAGTTCAATGCAGCAACCCCGTTGGCCGCGCCGACCTGCGACAACTGCACCAGACCAGTGGTGTCGAATGGCGAATACTCCAAGGCGGTAGCTGTCGAGTTCAGGCGCAGGAACTGCAGGGCATTGGCTGGCAGCGGCAGCGGGATCATCCCGTTAGGAGAGCTGCTCAACCAGCGGATGCCGTCATAGAACAGTAGCGTAGGCACAGCGTAGCTGGTGTTGACCCACAGGTCTCCGGTGGCGGGAGTGAGTGGTGCTGAGCCGCTGACGGTGATCTTCGCCTTGGTTCCGAGAGCAGCCACCAGACCATTCACCTTCGCCTGAGTCAGCGAGGCGTCAGGCATGTTGATGGCTGCCATGTTGATCAAGCCGTTGGTCGCGTACTTGTCCTCCAGCATCAGGCCAGCAACGTCACGAATGGCGCTGTTGGAGATGCAGATGATGGTGATGATGTTGCCAAGGGTTTGGCTGGTGGTCATCGTGATCGTGCCGGTGCCGGGAGACTTGATGTAGTCGAAGCCCCCGCCTTCACGCTGCAAGATGCCGTTGCGATAGACAACCAACTCCTCGGTGACTGTGTGCGGGAACGGGAATGTCACCTGACCGGATGCTGCCACCAAGTCCACGCGCCGGAAGGACACTGCTGGGTTGGTGCGGATGGTTGCGATGGACACGAGAGCGCTGGTAGCCGGAGCCACGGTCAGCGTCACTGTGCTCGCGCCAGCGGAGTACAAGTAGTCGGCAGCGGCCTTCATCACGCCGTTGACCCACACCAAGACATCAGGGTTAGTGCCGGACGCAACGTATGGGTACACGGTCTGGGACACGCCTGCGGTGGCGTCAACCCGGTTGGAGAACAGTGGAGCCTCAATGGTTCCCACGTTCAGCCCGGAGGTGCCACGGATGTCGTCAGCCGACACGAGCAGAGTCCAGTTCTGGGTGGTTGCGTCAGTCATGAACTCAACGCCAGTAGCAGGGTTGTAGCGCAGGCCAAGGCCAACGTCTACGTTTCCACTGTCGTCAAACAGCTTGAGCAGCAGCTCGCCAACGGTGTAGTTGCCGATCTCCGCAGAGTTCAGGTAGCGGATGACGTTCTCGAACTCTGAGTTCGTTGCCTCGGAGGAGGTGTAGCGGTTGGCAAAGTATTGGCGAAGACGTGACATTTAAGGCTCCTGAGTAAGTATTCCGATGCCGAAGATTCGGATCATCTTGTTTGATTCGACGCGGATTTTCAGCCGCACGCCAAGGTACTCGTGAGAGAACGGGCGGGTGAACTGGCGCTGCAGCGGGACTCCAGTGAAGTCAGCCTGATCCCCATCTGGCAGCATGAACTCAAGGGTTGCCAGCTTCCTATCGGTCTCATCCGTGGCATCCACATAGATCGTTCCAGCCCCTGATGCGTAGATGACCAGAGACATCCCTTGCTTCGGATTGAACAAGTCTTTGTGCCACAGGATGGGGGTGGTGGCGTATCCGTTTCCGCGAGCGCCATCGTTGGAGTACCACTGGCCAACGGAGTGCATACCAGAGATCGACCCGCATACCTGCACGCCAGCCAGATGGTCTCCGCATGTGAGTCCGGCGAAGGTGGAAGTAGACCAGCGCATGGAGGACGGGTCTCCTTCGCGCTTCTTGGGATCAAGCGTGCCAACAAGGTGGTATGCAACGAGGTCGTTGATCGGAAAGAAGATGTGCAGGCGGCCGTCGTCAGGGTTGAAGTGCGCGTTCACGCGAGCCTTGTCAGGCACTTGGTTCAGCATCGTCTGGTACAGCTCTTGGATGTCGTCAGACAGCGGAGTGGTGTAGACGGTTGCGCCATTGAGCGCTGACCGGCGCAGTGAATGCACGCCAGATCGTGAGCAGAAGAACACCTCATCACCCACTGGCACGATGGAGTTGTGCGAGATGGTTCCGGTCTGAACCACGAGGCGGGTATCCAGCGCCCAATTTGCGAAGTCTTGGTCTGCGACGTAGATCAGCACCCGGTCATTGGTGAATACGGCGAACTTGTTGTTCTCGAAAGTGGCGATGCCGCGAACCCTGTCGCCGTTGCCGATCAGGTTCTGTACGTTGAACCGGGCTGGCTTGAACACCGAGGCGTCAGCCGGGTCGTTCTCGTTGTAGTAGGCGCTCTCGTTGTTCACCATGGACAGCGTGATCTCATTGGGGTCGGCATCGAACCCGGCCACGGCCAAGCGATCCTGAATCTGCGCCACGTAGCGCCCGCCTTTGGTGGTTTCGCTGGTGATCGTCTTGAACTCGAACCCGTCAAACGAGAACATGTCATCCTGACCGCCTGCCACGATGACCTTGCCGTTGAACAGGGCGGTTGATACCACCGCATTCCTCGGCCACACAGCCTCCTTTGCCACCGAGCTATTCGTCACGCGCAGCGATGTCTTTCCGGAGGTGCGTGCGGAGTACAGGATTGAGCCGCCAGAGGAGTTGATGAACTTCAGGCTGCCGATGTAGGTGTTGTCCGTGCCGAAGCGGGACAAGGGGGACTCGTTGGTCAGGTAGCCCTTGGCAGAGCAGTACATGTTGTCCATCTCCACGAACGGCTGAGCCTCAGCACGCTCCATCGAGATGTCTGATCGTGAGGTATTCAGGCCAGCGAAGCTCGTGTAGAGCTGCTGCGTGAACTTGGTTGAGCTTCTGGTGGCCATCAGTTGACACCGGGGTCAGACGATCCACTGGTGTTCGTGTTGTAGTCGATGACCTGAACCTCGAACACGGGACTTGCTCCGAACCGGGTGCGTGCAAGCACCTGATTCATGCGCTTGTTGTACTCCATCTCGTAGGCTTGAGCCTTCTTGGAGCTTTTGTCGAGAGCGTAACGCGCCACCAAACCAGCCAGCAGGATGGTGTCAGGGATGCCGCGTCGCTCTGTGATGTGGTTGTAGTAGGGGACATCCACGCCGGTCTGCCAGTATGGGTGACTGAGCACGTCATCGACCACGGCGTTGGCGTAGTCCATGAACATCATGCTGGTCTCGCCATCGACGGTGGATGGGGCCATCTCTCCATACCGTCGCAGAGCGCGGAGGATCAGCACGTCAAGCGGAGCGCTATCGTCAGCGATCTGCGGAGAGGTAGAGAGAGATGTGGCCATGATTACTCAGCTACCACGTTGCCGGAGATGAAGTGGTGATGCTTCTCGAAGCCTTCGACCAAGTGGTCTGGCACAAGGAACTCCACAAAGCCATCGGCCTTCATCCACTGGCCATTGACCATCTCACCCTTGACCATGATGTCGAAGGGGTAGGTATGCGTACCAGTGGACTGATAGGCTTTGAAGCCGCTCGTTGGCGTGACAGCACCCAGCTTGCGCTTGGATTGCTTGACCACCTCTGGGGCGGGGGCAGGGGCTGCTGCTTCTGCGGCTGCGTCTTGGTTCAATTCTTCGGACATGTTGTTCTCCGGTGGTTTAAAAAAAGAAAGGGTGGCGAGATTGCTCACCGCCACCCTGTTCATTCACCAATCAAGATCAGGCGGCTTGCCAGTTCTTGATGACGGTGTGAGGACGCCCTTGCAGGAGTTCCAGACCGCACTCGGTCAGGTAGTAATGCTCGGTGCCGTCGGAGTCGGGCGACTGAACATCACGACGCAAGTTCGTGTCACGGCCTTCCATGTACCGATACTTGATGTAAGGCAAGTCCAAGATCAGCATGGTGCTCTCGAAGCCGGGGATTTGACGGAACATGGGGTGCATGATCACGTTCAAGTCGCCAGCGAAGGTGCTGTAGCCCGTCATGGAAACACCGTAGGTGCCGTCCACTTGGGTTGGCTGCCAGCGGCCTTTGGCGATCTTTTGCAAGTTCGACACGACACGAGGGCCGCAGATGGCCAGCTTCTGCTTTCCACCCCAAGCGAAGACTTGTTCGATCAGCAAGCGATCAAACTCGTTCTCGGTGATGGTGTTCGCAGTTGCGAAACCGGAAGCCGCGTCAGTCACGTTGGTGATCATGTTGAACAGACCGCCTGTGTAGCGACGAGGAGTAGCGGTAGTACCGTTCTCTTCAAAGCGACGACCCCAGAACATGGCGCGTTCGATGTCGCTCATGTGCAGTTTCAAAGCCTTCGTCACCATCTCTTGCTCTTTGTCACCAGTACGCAGGTACGTGGCTTTCTGAGTGTTGGTCAGGCCGATGCCGGTCTTGAAAATCTGGGTGTAGTTGTAATCCGTAGTTGGATCAAACGACACGGAGACAGGCTTACCAGCACCCTCGGCGTCAACCGAGCCGATCACAACCCACTTCTGACCAACAGCAGTCACCACGGCAGTAGAGCCAGAGGCACCACGAGCAACGGTAATAGTTGTGGCTGTAGGAGCGGAGGTGACACGGGCGATTTCATTCGTGGTCGTGTTCATCAACAGGGTGTTGACCACGGCGAATGCGTTGTCCGAGATGTTGGTGACGGTCATGGTGGTTACACCAGTTGCATCAATAGCATTCGAGGTCAACACGCGAGCAGGCATCTCGTCACGGAAGTGGTTGTACTTCGGGTCATCTGTGGACTCGGACTGAGCCATGGACAACAAAGCATTCAACGGAGCAGTGCCGTTGGGTTCGATCAGGGTAAACAGTTCGCGGTAGTTAGTCGGGCGATAGTCAACGCCAAACTGACCAGTACCGCGCAATCCAGCAATAGCAGACATGGAAGTCTCCTTAAATGGTTACGTCAAAAAAATGGTCAAAGGTCGGTTGCGTTCTTCGCCCGCTCCAGCGGGTTTTGGTCGGCACACCACATCACTTGGTCGTGGGAGCCGTAGCGCACTCGCAAGCAATGGCGTAAGTATGCCACTAAAGCAACTTCGTGCAAAGAGCGGAGAATGAAAAAAGCCCACCGGAGTGGGCTTCTTGTTGCGCCGGAGTGGGCTACATGTTCCGCTTGCCCATTGCCGTGGAGATCATTCCCGCCAGCATCGGGTCAGCAGCAGGCGCAGGAGAGGCGCCGGAAGCGCCCGGAGCACCCTCGGTCATGCCAGTGAAGGACTGACGACGCTTGGCCATCTCACGCAGGCGAGTGACTTCAGGAGCATCCTTGTTGGCTTGGTAGTCGGCAACCACCGTAGCTGTCAGACCGCCATCCATGAAGTCGGGGAAGTCGTAGCCACGCTGGGCGGCGAACATGCGGAAGTCACCACGCACAGAGTCGTCCACCGGGATGCCAGCCTTCTGGAACGCCATGTTCAGATTGTTGGTGATCATCTTGGTGGCTGCATCCGCTTGCTGGCCCTGAGCCTGCTGGAGCATTTGACCGGCCTGATCCTTGGACTGCTGGCCAGCGAGACCACCGCTGATGACCTGTTGGAACATGGCCATCATCTGATCCATCTTCGCGCCCATCTCCTTGGAGGACTTGGCAGTCTCCTTGAAGCCGGGTGGCAGCTTGACGGCGTTGTCCTTCTCCCACTGCTCGTAAGCGTGGTCAGGATCGCCCAGCCCCTCGCTCTCGCCAGACTCCTGATCGGCGGACATGGGAGCCTTGGCAGCCTTCTGGCCGTTCTGACCCTGCTTCTGTCCACCCATCTGCGGGTCTTTGACGTAGGCGCGAACGGCAGCTTCCACCAGTCCAGCCATCTCTTCAGGCTTGACATCATGGCCACCTTGCTTGGCTTGATCCATCATGGCGGTGATCACGTCCACAACTGGCTTGTTGCTCTGCCACTTGTAGTTCAAGTCCTTGTAGCGGGACATGGTGCCTTTGATCTGGTCTTCGGTGTACTCCTGAGCGCCAACCTTGTAGAAGTTGATCGGAGCGTCAGCGGACTCAGTGGCTGGATTGCTTGGAGAGATTTTGGCCTGAGCCTTCTCCATGTTCGTTGGAGCCGGGTCTGCCTGTGGCTTGGGTGGAGGAGCCTGCGGAGCCATCGCTTGAGCGGGAGCTGCGCCGGGTTGCTGTCCTTGAGCCTTGGCTGCAATAGCTGCCAACATTGGGTCGATTTCGCCTGCCATGATTTATTCCTTGAAAGCCGGAGCGTTAAAGTTGTTTTGCGTCTGCGAGGTTGCAGAAGCAAGGAGGAGATCGCTTTCTGATCCAGAGATCAGTAGGTCGATCACATTGACAAAGTTCCTTGCGGCAGAGATTGCTCCTCGTCGGAAGTGCATCTCAGTCTCTGTCATTACGGGGTTGTCGGCCAGTTGGAGAGCAGAACTCAGGAGGTCGTCCTTGAGTGTCTCCATGATGATGGCCCACCCCGGAGACGTTTTAAGGTCTCGCAGGGCGCGGAGCTTTGTCTCCGATGACTCGATCTCGTTGAGCGTCACGAGTTACTTCTTCTTCGCTGCAATGAACTTGGCGAATGGGTTTGGCTTGGCAGCGGATTTCTTCGCTGGTGCCTTCTTCGCTGGTGCTGGTTTTGCTTTGGTGGCCATGAGATTCTCCTGTTGAGGTGGGTTACGATTGCATAAGATTGCAACCGAAGCAACTATTCTGCCACAACAGAGGAGCGTTTGATCTCCTCAATTACCACACCAGCAGCCTTGAGCAGCGTGGAAAGCACCTCAGTATCCACAACCGAAATCACCAACTTGGCACAGAGCTGAGCGTTCGTGAGCAGCAGGGCAGGGCTGCCAGCGTTGCGGCCCGCGTCCTCGGCCAACGCTACGGCCGCCTCTTTCGAGACAGCGAGCAAGAAGTCGCTGATCGACATCGACATGCTGATGCCATCGGAGACGACACTCACGGTGATGGGTGATCCGTTGAACTTCTTGGAGATGACAATCTTCTCGGCCATGCTAATCCTTCAAGGCCAAGAACTGGCCGGTGGTGAGTGTGGCCAGCACGCGCTGCAACTCTGGAGTGAGTTCAATGCGGATGGCTGCTGCGTTTTGAGATGCTGTTGGCGCAGACCCGCCAGCTTGGGCAGCAGCGCCCATTGTGCCAGCCGTGTTGTTTGCTGATGCCAGCGCACTCCAAACCGCTTGCCCGAGCGCGGAGTAATCCACGCCACCAGAGGCTGCGTTGTTCAACCCGTTGCCCATCGTGCCAGCGGCGTTGTAGCTGGTCTTCTGCGACTGCCACACCTCTTGCGCGATGTCGAATGCTGATGGCCTTGCTCCAGCATCCAGTGACGCCTTCATGCTGACCAACATACGAGCGCCACCAGTGAGAGCGCCAGTCCCAGCGAGAGTGGCCCACATTGTCTTCCCAACCTCTGCGCTGGAGTTGACGAACCCTGACCCGCTGATGGTTGCCGCCACGCTCACGATGTTGCGAACCTGAAAATTGAACAGGTCGCCAGAGCCGGTGATGCGTGCGGAGATGAGGTCGGTGGTCTTCAGGCTTGGCAGAATGGCGCGACTGGCCTGCTGGTATCCCTGTGGGAAGGACACCTTCTGGCCAAAGCGGGCATTCTCGTAGAGCTTGATGCGCGCTGCGTTGCGCGTCAACGACGCAGGAATAACGCCCATAGCTCCAGTGGAGCGCAGGCGTCCAAACCAAGTGCCATTGTTCAGTAGCACATCAACCCCAAGCAGTACCGAACGAGCCAGTTACCTGTTGGCCGGTGGTTGCTGCTCCGCCGATCTGGATGAACATTCCGAGGCAGGCATCGTCATGGATGCGATCTCCGAGAATCCACTCCAGCATGTTCGGCACGTTGGCGGCAGCCAATGGAATCTCCATGATGGGGCGATGCAGCACGAATGCGCCAACGCCTGTGGTCAGGCCGGTATTGATCACGTAGCTGTTGATCTGCTGCACGCCTGAATCGCCAATAGCCTGAGGCATGTACGGGCCACCAACAGTCACGGCTGTGTTGGTCTGCCCGTAAAGACATCCAATCGGCGCGGTGGCTACTGGAGCATAGAGCGAGGACGGCGAGGCTTGGTCTAACCCGCCCTGATCCTTGTAGGTCGGAGTGATTTGCCCGTTGCCTGCCGTGCCTGCGGTTGTCACCACCAGAGAACACTCGACGCCAGCAGCGGAGGTCATGCGCGTGTCGCCTGTGCCAGTCCATACCGGGTGAGCAGTGAGCGCGGTTGGTGTAGTCACCAAGGCGCACGAGCGGTAGATGTGGATGATGTCTGTCAGCAGAATCACTCCGGGCGTTAGCGTGGCTCCGCCAGTGATGGCCAATGCAGACAGCAAGTGCCGGAGGTCGGTGGCCACATCAGGGCCGATTGGCAGTGCGCCGGGGGTTGCCTTGCTGCAAGCGACGCCAGCGCCAGCAGTGCCGGTCAAAACCATTGGCCCGCCAGTACCGCCGCCAGAAAGCATCTCGTGCCAGCGGCCAGCGGCGGAAGTAGCGCCGGTCACAACTGTTTTGTTCCAGTTGACGCGCTTGGTCTTGCCCGACGTGCGGGAGGTGATGATGGAATCAACGCCAGAAAAAGCCATTATTGTTCTCCCCAAACCAGTTGCCCGACAGGGAACTGAGGATTGCTGTTGAGGTTGATCACAGTGAGAGACGCCAGCGTGCCGGTGGCAATCACAGTGCCAGCACCGCTGGGGTTTTCGCCAAGGCCGACGTGCGAGGCTGTGATGGGGAAAGTCCCCGCCGTGGCGTTGCCGAACTGGATCAGGTTGGTGTTTGCGGTTTGGCCGGAAGCCGCTGTTGCAAACTCGCCAGTGGTGTTGTTCCGCAGGATGGGCGCACGCGCATAGCCCGTGTAGGCCACCTCATTGCTCGCCTGATCTCCACCAAGGCCAACGGCACCGACGTGCAGGGAGGCGTAAAGAATGGTCGCAGATGCCCAAGATGGCGATACATTCCGCGCCATCCAGTTCACTACGTCATTGGCTGACCGTGTGGTTTTGCTTGCCATCGTAACTCCGTTGCGTTAGGTGTATGTTAATGCACCGCGATTATCCCAGATACACGCCCCTGCGCCAACTGAGGCGTACTGGACATGCAGCGGAAAGCCGGATGCATCGAAGGTGACTCGCTTGATCTTCCATGCCGGAGATGCTGTATCGGTGCCGGGGTCAGCCTCTCCGATGTAAAGCACGGTGGAGCTGGCTTGGTCGAACCGCTTGCCCTTGGTGGCCACGGCCGTCGATCCTCCGCCACCACCGGATGACTGAGTTGCTCGCACCCAAGTGAGGGTGTCGATGTCCCAGACGTAGCTGGCAACCTTGAACACACCCTCCGCCAGATCGAATCCGCTGGTCTCCGGCGAGTTCTGAAGGAACCCGTTGGCGTCAACTGACAGGTACTTCTCCGCAGGATGAGCGTCACGAGCAAGGATTACCTCCGTACCGGGGGGGTGTACGACTCTGGCAAGTAGGCTCATGGAGTCCCCAAAAGTGGTAAAGGCTCAGGAATCACCCCATCACAAAACGCTTGGCACTGCGCCAGCGTAGGTGCTACAAGATCAACCCAGCGCACCGCGTAGTCAGCTTCTACAGCCAAGTGCAGCAGAGATGGGTCAGCTAACATTGCAACAGCCTGTGCTTTGAAAACAGATGTGCATGGTGTCGTGGTGCTGATCGTGTCCCCGTAGACGGGCTTGTCGTCCACATAGCCTGTCACGATGCGGGTAAAGGATCGCTCACCACCAACATCCGGATCAAGTGCGCGTCCAATGCGTGAAGCAATGTCAGCCAGCGCGAAGGGTAGTGTGATCGTCAGTGTGGTGTCGTAGCTCATTTGGCGTCCTTGTGCTGTGGGCAGCTCTCGCACCGCCCTGTGTTGCCATTGATATCAGGATGCCGCAGACCCCTGTTAAGAGGCCTAGCGTGTAGGCTAGGATGCAGTAGAGGGCGGTCATATCGTGACACCTGAGAGGTTGCCGACGAATCGCTCTAGGGTGAGTAGATCGGCGTCGCTAACGGTGCCTTTGATGGCTATTAGTGGGTAGATTGAACCAATCCAAAACCCAGACGACACAGAATCAAATCCAATCGCTTGAGATGTGATTGTTGTCGCCCCAAGCACCGTAGAAACTGTGGTTTTTGCTACTCCGTTTTGTCGTAGTAGCTTCGCATTTCCGGTCTTTCTCCCAGACAATACAAATGCAGCGCCGGGTGTTATTGCGTCCCCCGTCACGTTAGCCAGTGCGCCTGAATCGTCGCGCCAGTAGCAACGCGCTACGCCAGAAGAAACACCAAGCCCGGCGACTATAGGAACGCCTCCAGCGCCAGATTCATAGAATAAACCCATTACTGAGGATGTGTCATTTGTCATGCCACCTGCAATCACGCAATGGTCATCGCTCATCTGAAACAGCGGCCCACTCAAAGCCAGCGAATCGTCTACACCGTCGAACTGCCACCAGTACGGGCCAAGTGCCGTTGATGCTGGTGCTGTTGTGGTCAGCGGGATGCCTCCGAGGGCTTGGATTTGGGCTGCGGTGTAGGTGCCTTGGAATAGGGCTGCGCGGTGGCAGTAGATGTTGTCGGACGTTAATGGTGCCGATGTTGTCCCCCCCGTACTCGTTGTCATGGCAACATCTGTTGTACCGGATGGTGCTGCACCTGTGGTGTGGTTAAGCACAATCAACCACCAGCCATTGCCAAGGTTCGCAGAGCTAACCGCAGAGTTAACACCTGCAACTGGTGTTACGTTAGTTCCCGCGCCAGTTGTTAGATCAAAGTATGGGTATTCATCTGAAGCGTTGGCAGCGCTTGCAATCCTCACCGCTGCGTAGTTTTGCGACCCTGCTTTTACAACTGCCGCAACAGTATATTTAGTTGACGCGATAAGGGTGTTGTACTGACGTGCAAACCGCCCATAGGCGGTCGCAACCCCTGTTATTTTCGTTGCCGATGTTCCACCAAAGGGGTCTAACTGAGCCGGTGTAAGAGTGGCGGTAGTTGCTCCCCACCCAGATAAATTCTGCGAGTTTGGGTTAAGCGCAAGCGCCCCCCGCCGCAGCACGGGCTTCGATGGCGTTGTGGACTGGATTGCGTCATTTGCACCAAAGCTGTCCTTAACCAGCCCAACCGGCTGATCCACTGTGCCTTGCGTCGTGCCTGCGGAGTCTAGGTAGTTCGCAGCTTGGAGGCCGGAGAGGACGCCTACGCCGGGGAGGTAGACATGAGCGTTGGTGCCGTAGGAGCGCAGGAGGGAGATGGCACGTTGGATGGGGGTTATGCCACTTGGCTTGCGAACCCCAATGCCCATACCGATCCGCATTACACGTACCCAACCAGATTTGTTGCAGTCGTCCCGGAAGTGCGTACTCTTGCAACCCGGAACGGGCCAAGGTAACAGCCAGCTCCGGCGTTCTTGTGCAGAACCGTATTGCCTTCGGTGTCTGTCATATTCACGTCACCACCCACACCTACATAGATCATGCGAACTGCAACTGGCAGGTCTGATGCATCGCTTGGAGCGATGGTTGTCATGCGGAGTGCTGGAACTTCTGCTCCGCTTGTATATCCGTCGAATAGGTTTTTTGCTGGCACGATGATCTCCTTGATATTTCGTTATGTGAGTATGCAATAAAAGCAACTCATGGTCTATTTGTTTGGTGCGCTGTTGGCCAGCATCTGATTCTTGTCGGCGCTGGAGTTGGTGGTTCCGAGCCAGAACTTGCAGGAGGCCGAGAACTCAGCGCCGAGAACCCCAAGCATGATCATCAACGGAGCGGACTCTTTCACCTCGGGCTTAAAGAACATCAGTACCAAAACCGAGATAAACGCTACACCGAGGAAGCACGTCAGCACCGCAGGCATCTTTGATCGTGTGATCTTGAGCATGTCTCGTGCATCGGCGCGGTCAGCAGCCTCAACCTTCATCACATCAATCTTGTTGGTGTCGGCCCACTTCTTCATGTCGATCTCTGCGAGCTTGAGCGCGGCGATCTGGTCAGCGCTCAACTTGCCACTGCTCAAAGCCTCCTTGACGGCCTCAACTGTGCTGTCGGCTAGTCCTAGCTTCTCCGCTACAAACGACGCAGCCACGCCCCCAAGCATCGTCCCGGCTGGGCCTCCGAGTGCTGTGCCGATCAGCGGGAAGAGAGTCTTCAGAAAATCGTTCATACCTTTACCTCACCTCGTTGATATTGAGCAATGGAGAATCCCATCGTGTCCTGCATGTGCGGACGGTCTACAAACTTCTTCCAGCGCCCGCCCCACTCCAGCCCACACTGCTCGCCAATGACGCCGCAACGCTCCCAGAGAGCGTTGTCATTCCAGACGGCCTTGCCGTTGACCACCGGCACGAAATCAAACGCCACTCTCCAGTTGTGGAATGAGCCACCGCCCGCCACGTTCGTGACCTTCTTCCCCGGTAGGGTTCGCCCCTGCGCGTACAAGGAGTTCTGGGACTCGTCATCTCTGAAGGTGCTGGTGAAAATGATGTCGATACCGGCGTTGGCGCATCGGACTTGGAAGTCCAGCGCCTTAGCGGAGGTGCGTGGGTTGAGTGCATTGATGTCGCGGGAGTTAATCATTTCAAATCCTTCCAGACGTTTTCCCACCAGTAAAACCAAACAGTCAGCGCCATCATTTGAGGTGCCCCGACACCCAAGCACCGAAGCCGGTGAGCAGCAAGCCAAGCACTCCCGCCAGTAGCCAGTGCAGCACGGTCTTGGTTGCATCCTGCTTGTAGCCATCCACAACTTCAGCCGCTTTAATCATGATGATGTGCGCCTTGCGGTGGCCGTCAAAGTCAGGCTTCTTCAGATCGTTTTGCACGAACGCTGTTTGTATTTCCGCGCAGCACAACTCAAGAGTCTCAAGGCGTTTAAGCACATCGCGCAGCAAGTCCAGAAGTGGCTCACCCGTGGGCGCAGCGCCAACAAGGTCGGATGCACGGCGCTGGTGTTTTTCATCGGAGCCTGCCATTGCCGTACCCCTTTCGATAGATTGCACACAGCACGATAGGTTGGATAAATATGAAGCAAGCAGCGCAGGCAGCAGCCATCTCAGCCCCCATTGCTGCGGGTGGTGGCGATACAGACACCAGCGGAGAGTAGACCCCGATGTAGCACCACAGCACCGCGTTGTAGGCTGCAAAGTACCTCGCAAACCGACTGTACAAATCGTTCTGCAAGACGATGCTGATCTGGGTGATTGCCGACAGAAGCAGCACGATCCCCCACTGGTCTTGATTCATGATCGTTGCCATGTGCTTGTATGTCGGGCGAGAGAAAAGCCCGTCAGCAGGGATCAGCAGCATCAGTGCCCAGAACAGTTCAGCCAGCGCCAGCCATACCCGAGTGTCAATCAAGTCAGAGTCCCACAGTACGCGGGATAGAGAGCGTATAAATCGGTCTTTCATTTCTCAGCCAACGCCGTTGTAGTGACTTCCCGCAGGGTCAGCATGACCAGCGGCCAGAGCATCACCGCGTATCTGCGGTACTCCACCGGCACGAAGCTGGATAGGTATCCACTTTGCGCTTCGATGATTGTCAGCACAGCACCAAGCATTGCGGCTTGGTACGTTTTGGATTGCAGGCGTTGTTTGAGTAGGTTTAGCATGGTGTTACACGGGGTACGTTACAGAGACTGCGTAAGTGCCAACATCCTGCCCGGACGTGTAGTTCGTGGTTGGGAAGTTACTAAGCGTCACGCTTCCACCTGCGCCTATATCCAGCTTTGCGAGTGCCCCAGCGGCAAGATGCCTAGCTGGAAGCAAGCAGGAAACAGCCGTTCCTGGGTGGATGATGGAGGGGAAGCCGCTAATAGAAACGTAGATATTTGCACTGCTTGTTGTTCCTGACATGGGCGCGGTGGTCAGCGTTACAACCCTCCCTATGCGCACGTAGGAGAACGTGGCTGTGGGGGTCGTAGTGCAACCTTGCATAGTCGCCGTAAACGTACCCTCCACGTATACGTCCAAGGTGTTCGGGTCAGTGGACGGCACAGGCGTGGCGGGAAAGCCAAGCCCGTTAACGGTCTGCATGGCCGTGTTGTTGCGCGCAACCGGGGCAAGGCCCGCACCCAGCATCGAAATCTGCGCGGTGGTTAGTGCAGCACTGGTGGCTGTGAGGGCTGATACTTGTGCTGTAGTGAGCACGGCCAACCCTGACGTGAAGGACGTAGCATTAAGTGATGCCACCTGCGCCGTCGAAAGAACCGCAGAGCCCCCCAGGATGGCTACGTTATCCGCGTTCTGCGCGGCCATCGTCCCGAACAGCTCGGCGTCCCTGAAGGCCATCGTCCCCAGCATCCCGTTGACCGGCACTTGGTTGGCTGCTTTTCCTACTAATAGTGGCATGTGTGTTACTCCTGTGGCTCAAGGTTCGCAGCGGTGCGCTGGAGTAGAAACTCAGCCTCATCTGCGAAGCTGTAAAAGAAAGTGGCGTGACCACCGAACACCCGGTC